ATCACCTATCAGTTCCCTGAGGTAGTTGAGCAGCAGATTATCATCGCTCCTCACACTTGCTATTATGCTGAGAATGACCTTCGTGATGCAGTAGCAATGCCTGACCGTGCCATCTGGACTGATACTGAAACGGTCAAGTTTGTGCAACCCAAAGCATACATTGCTCATGGTCAAGAATCGTTTGCTGATGTAGAAGAGGTCTGCAAGTTTGCCCGTCAAATGGCACAAACCGTGACCTTTGCGACTAACAAGGAAGCGGCAAAAATCAAGCAGCAACTGAATGCCTGCATCCGTGAAGGTCGCCCCGTTGCGAATAGCGAATTCGACTGCGATTCGAACCTGCTTGGATTGTGGGCATTGGTGAAATCTATCAAGGCAGATTGTCTCTATCTGTGCCGTAACAATGGTCCTGCTGCTTACATCGGGCAGGAGAGAATCGATGCCGAAGGTTATGTCATGACAAATGAGTTTGGTATGTTCAAACTGGTCAATCGTGAGGTCTTCAGTTATGCTAACTTCAATGCTGGGCGCTTTCAGTGTGCCAGTTGAATAGGTGGCACACACCCCCTTGCAATTGCCCCCGATCTGATCCATACTACCTTTGTTGAGACGAATTCCTCCCATGCGTAAGATCGAACGTTTGATGAATGCCGCTATCACTGCTGGCAAAGATTTCAAACTCGCTAACACCGAAGTCGTTTCATGTTCCCACGTTGCTGATGTCTTTTTGCACGGCAATCTGATCGCCCGAATTGGTGAGACATGGATCGAATTGTTCGATGGCGGACATCAAACTGCCACCACCAAATCCCGTCTGAATGCTATTCTGCGTGAGCACGGAATTGGTGATGAGAGTGTGTTTCAAAAGAACTTTCAATGGTTCTTTCACTCTTCTCAATTCGGCACGATTCCGTTCTTCTCCGGTATGCGCCTGAACTGAATCAATAGTCCTGGGCACGACTCTAAACTACCCAATCAACATCTCACTTCATTTTTATGCGTTACAATCCTGCAACTGATCGTGCTCTGAACATTGAAGAAATCGCTGCTCAGTGTAAAGCAGCAATTTTGAAAGCAGATGCCTGCCGCGCCATTGATGCGGCATATGATGAGATTCTAGAGTTCGCCCGTTGGGAGAATGATCAACTGATTTCTGCCTGAATTAATCACCTTAACTGTTCTTTCCAAATTCACACAAATGATCCGCTACGAAGTTCGTTATCAGACCCCGTACAATCAGTGTGAATGGAGGTCGCAATGGTTTAAGACTTTGGATGAGGCAGAACGTATGGTGGCATTCTATTTGTCCTGCGGTTCTCCTGCTCACATTGCTCCCTGAACTTTCTCTCTTCGTTAACACTTACTTCGTTTCTAAAATGACTTTCGAACTTGCAATCTCCCTGCTCCGTCAAGGTAACAATGGAGATCAAATCCTGCAGATTCTTGACTCTATCGCAATCGACAATGAACAGGGAACTGTAACCGATCTGCAGGGCAATCCTGTTATCTGGTGACAGTTGTAGAGGTGTCCACGATTCTCCCCGTGGGCACCTTTTTTGTGCAATACTAAAAGAGTCAAATTCTTCTTCGTTATCATGGCACTCTACAGCATGGCATCCGATCTTAACACCCGCCAGACCGTGTGGGTGAGCACCAACGTTGCAAAGGGTCGTCTTCAACTTAACTCTCATTCTGATAGTTCGTTGGGTCGTTCACTCAGTCGTGCGGGCATTGATGGATTCCCTGCTTGGGAACTTGCTGGTCTTCATACTGATTATGTGGGGTGTGGTTTCTGATGCGTTATGCCCATTCGTTCGTGATTTGGCAGTGCCCCGTCTTTATGGGCGTTCGGGCGGCGCCGCCGTGTTTAAAATGCAACCACTACCCTAAGCTATAAACGACCCAAATCGACCTTTAAATATCTCTCTAACTAAAAAAATCCCGGATACTATATAATTTTGAAAAAGGTCGCATATAATACACGATATGAAAAAAAATTCCGGAGAAATTTTTGAGTCTATACAGGTTGATCCAATTACGGGCAAATATTTTATTTTTCTTTCAGAGCAAGTTATGAATGAACTCGAATGGTATGAAGATACGGAAATTCGAATGATTATGGATGGGGGAGAATTAATTCTTTCAGAAAGAGACTAATTGACAAATGCTACATACTAATGTATGATAATGAGGTAATCATCTGATCTTTATGGCTAAAGGATTTACAGTAAAAGCAAAAGCGCCCATAGCGGCACCACAACAAGAATGGGATTATGATCTAGCAAAAGAGATGGTAAGAGGCAAGTCAATTGTCTTTTGTCTTCCAGGACGTGGAGTTTCATATACCTATCTTAAGAATTTTGTACAACTCTGCTTTGATTTAGTGCAGGCAGGGGCAAGTATTCAAATCTCTCAAGATTATTCATCAATGGTAAATTTTGCCAGATGCAAATGTCTAGGAGCAAATGTACTAAGAGGACCAGACCAAGTTCCTTGGGATGGAAAACTTCATTATGATTGGCAACTCTGGATTGATTCTGATATTGTTTTCAATACTCAGCAGTTCTGGCAACTTGTTCTTATGGATCAAGATATTGCCGCTGGTTGGTATTGCACAGAAGATGGTCATACCACATCGGTAGCACACTGGTTGGAAGAGGATGATTTCCGCAATAATGGTGGAGTCATGAATCACGAAACGATTGAGAGCATCTCAAAACGTCGTAAACCTTTTACAGTTGACTATACTGGATTTGGTTGGCTTCTGATCAAACATGGTGTATTTGAACATTCGGAAATGAAGTATCCTTGGTTTGCTCCAAAGATGCAAGTTTTTGAATCCGGAGAAGTTCAAGATATGTGTGGAGAAGATGTATCATTCTGTTTGGATGCAAAAGAAGCAGGATTCGAAATCTGGTGCGATCCTCGTATCAGAGTTGGTCACGAAAAGACACGAGTAATCTGATTTGAATGGCTAACGAATCATACAATATTCTTTGTAAGGGACGTAAGATCTACTCGAATCTTACAGAGACTGAATACTTTCAGATAATGGAGGATCTGTCGATTGAATATTATCAGACAGGTTCTCCACGTCCCGAAGATCTTGAAACTGAAATTATCGGAGAATAACTATGGCAGTAAAGGCAAAAGGTGGTCTAAGTAAAAGTTCTTATGTTCCGGGTCCTCCTAAAAAGTCTCGTCAAGGAGACGGAGCGGGAACTAAGTATTCTGCTTCTTCTCGTAATGGAGCACGTAAAAAGTATAGAGGTCAAGGTAAAGGATAATGTATTTACTAGAATGTGATGATGAATGGAATCATATACATTCTGATGACCTCTGGGCATATAATAAATTATTTTTAAGTCGGATTTTAGGTTATATTTGTGGTCCTGCTGGGACCACAGTACCTAAATCCGACTTTTATATTGTACGTCCTTCATTTAATTTATTTGGTATGAGCCGTCTTGCTCGTAAAGAATGGATCGAAAAAAGAACCGATGATATGCATCCATCAGAATTCTGGTGTGAAATTTTTGAAGGAGAGCATTTAAGTGTTGATTTTCATCATAAGAAACAAAATTTAACCATATTAGGTACAAAAGACAAAAAAGATCCTATCTATAAGTGGTCTAAATGGGAAAAAGTAGATCGAAAAGTTGATTTTCCAAATATTTTAAAAAATTTAAAAGGAAATTATGAATGGATTAATTGCGAATTTATTGGTGAACATCTTATAGAAGTACAATTTCGTAGAAATCCTAATTTTAGATATGGAAATTCAATTGCAATACCCGTTTGGAATGAAAAAATAAAAGAAAATTATGAAAATTATCGATTCATAGAAGATCCAAGTTATGAAAGACTTGGTTTTTGGGTTAAATAAATAAATTTTTAGTGGTTTTTCATGCCTTGAAACGTTTTTCGATGGGTAAACATCTCTTGTTAGAGGTATATGACGTTAAATTTGACCTCTTGAATGATGGAATTTCCATTCAAGAGGTCATGGAGAATGGCATTAAACGTGCTGGGATGGAAATTCTTAACATTTATCAACATTGTTTCATTCCTCAAGGTCTTACAATTGTTATTGCACTCTCAGAAAGTCATGTTTCTTGTCATACATGGCCTGAGGAAGGTTGTATTGCAATAGATGTTTATACCTGTGGAGAAGGAAATCCCAAATTAATTGCTTTAGAATTATTAAAATATCTGAATTCGGACAATTACAGCATCAGAGAAATAGATCGTTAAATAGACAATAGGAGATAGCAACCTCCTTCATAAAAGTTCTGTTTTATTAATTAAAACAGGAGCTAAAAATGTTATTCGAATCAGAAAATTCTCAAAAAAGAATCATTCAAGAAGTCATGCACGATTATGCACCAAAGCATAATCTCAAAAAACAAGCAGAACTGCATGAAAAAATTCGTAATGATGAAGATTATAATGATTGGGATTATGGAACAGAACCAAGTTATGGTTCTTTATGGAATAAGGCATAAATAAATACAGAAAATTTTTATTCGAATGGCAATACAAAGGATATCTAGGTCATTCAAAGATATTAGTTTATCCTTTGTACCTCATCCTGTGACAAAGGATCTGCAAATATTGAAAAATGAGCGTGCAATTACAAGAGCAATTCGTAATTTAGTTGAAACTATTCCTAATGAAAGGTTTTTTAACTCAACAATTGGATCAAATGTGCGATCTAGTTTATTTGATTTTGTTGATTTTGGTACTGCATCAGTAATTCAAAGTCAAATTGAAGTTGCAATTAGTAATTATGAACCAAGAGTTGATAATGTAAAGGTTGAGGTATCGCCATCTCCAGATACAAATGAGTTTGAAGTTACCGTCATATTTGATATTATCGGACAAGAATTTCCAACTCAACAATTCACATTCTTACTAGAGGCAACAAGATAAAATGCCTTTTACAAAATTTACCAATTTAGACTTTGATCAAATTAAAACATCCATCAAGGATTATCTCCGTGCAAACTCCACATTCACGGACTTTGACTTTGAAGGGTCAAACTTTTCTGTCTTAATTGATACATTAGCATACAATACATATATCACAGCATTTAACTCAAACATGGTTGTGAATGAATCCTTTTTGGATTCTGCAACTCTTAGAGAAAATGTAGTTTCACTAGCAAGAAATATTGGATATGTACCACGTTCTAGAACGGCAGCAAAGGCACAGATATCTTTTGATGTTTTCACAGGTTCTAGCAGCAAAACAATGACCCTTCAGGCTGGTCTGGTGTGTGTAGGAACATCAAATGATACTTCATATACTTTTTCAGTTCCTGAAAATATTTCCACAAAAGTTGTTGATGGAATAGCAAGTTTTGATAATATTAATGTATATCAAGGAACATTTTTAACAAAACAATTTGTGGTGGATGGATCTTTGGATCAAAGATTTCTCCTAGACAATTCATATGTTGACACATCAACGATCGTTGTTTATGTGAAAGGAATTGCCGATACTGGTTTAGGTAGAGAATACTCTCTTGTAGATAATATTTTAAATATTGACTCTTCTTCTGAAATTTATTTACTTCAAGAAGTTCAGGATGAGAAATATCAACTTCTTTTTGGTGATGGATATTTTGGTAAAAAATTAGAAAATCAATCAGTAATCACCGTTACTTATATCGTAACAGATGGTAAAGATGGGAATGGTGCATCTAGATTTTCTTTTAGTGGAAGTTTAAGAGGTTCTTTAAAAGGTTCTTTAGATGAAATTATCGTTCCATCAAATACAGTTACAATAACTACAAATCAATCATCACAAAATGGTGGAGATATAGAATCAATTGACTCTATTAAGTATTTTGCACCAAGAGTTTATGAATCTCAATATAGGGCTGTGACGGCAAGAGATTATGAATCTATTATCAAAAAAATCTATCCAGATACTGAATCTGTTTCGGTTGTAGGAGGAGAAGAATTAGATCCTCCAGAATTTGGGAATGTAGTTATTAGCATTAAACCAAAAAATGGTACATATGTGTCTGATTTTAATAAGTCTCAAATTCTATCAAAATTAAAGCAATATAGCCTTTCTGGTATTAATCAGAAAATTATAGATCTCAAAATTCTTTATGTTGAGATTGATTCTTCAATTTACTATAATTCTTCTCAAACATCCGGAGTCAATTCTTTGAAAGAAAAGATTCAAAAATCATTATCAAATTATGCAAGTTCAGTTGATATGAATAAATTTGGAGGTAGATTTAAATATAGTAAAGTTTTGCAAGTAATTGACAATACTGATAATTCAATTACCTCTAATATTACAAAAATAAGAATTAGAAGAGATCTTAAACCACGTATAAATCAATTTGCCCAATATGAGTTGTGTTTTGGAAATAAATTTCATATTAATCCAGAAGGATTTAATATCAAATCTACAGGATTTAAAGTTTCTATAGATCCAGATACGGTATATTTGACTGATATTCCAAATAAAACATCTTCAGGTGATTTGGATGGTAGTGGAGAAGGAATTATATCAATTGTGAAAACTCTTTCTGATGGTACAAACAAAGTAGTCGTTAAATCTGCCGGAACAGTTAATTATACAAAAGGTGAGATTAAATTAGGAACTATTAATATTATTTCAAATTCAATTATTGAAATTCAAGCATATCCAGAATCAAATGACGTTGTTGGATTGAAGGATTTATACTTGACATTTGATCTTTCAAAAAGTTCAATAAATATGGTGAGAGATGTTATTGCATCTGGTGATGATATATCTGGCATAGTATTTTCTAGAGATTACTATACTTCAAGCTATTCAAACGGGGAACTAAAGAGGTTGTAATATGATACAGACTGGTTTTGAAACTAGGGTTAAAGTTCAGCAAATAATTGAAAATCAACTTCCAGAATTTATACTTGATAAAAGTCCAAATGCTGCGGAATTTTTAAAGCAATATTATATTTCCCAAGAATATCAAGGTGGTCCCGTTGATATTGCTGAAAATTTAGATCAATATTTAAAATTAGATAATTTAACTCCAGAAGTTATTGTAGATAGCGTTGGTCTCAGTACTTATATTGATTCAAATGCTGGAATTATTACAGTAACAAGCACAAAAGGATTTCCCCAAAAATATGGATTATTTAAAGTTGATGATGAAATAATCAGTTATACTGGAATTACCACAAATACTTTTACTGGATGCATAAGAGGATTTAGTGGAATAACAACATATCATAGTATTTCAGATCCTCAAGAATTAGGATTTTCAACATCAAGGGCAGAATCTCATTCTAAAGGTGCATCTGTTCAAAATCTCAGTTCGTTATTTTTGAAAGAATTTTATAAAAAATTAAAGTATTCTTTAACGCCAGGATTAGAAGATGTTGATTTTGTTTCTGATTTAAATATAGGAAATTTTATAAAAGAAGCAAGATCATTTTATAAGGCAAAGGGAACAGATGAATCATTTAGAATACTGTTTGATGTTCTTTATGGTGTAAAACCAAAAGTTGTAAATTTAGAAAATTTACTTATAAAACCTTCTTCAGCAGAATATATAAGAAGAGAAGTTGTTGTTGCTGAAGCAATTTCGGGAAATCCAACAAAATTGGTTGGGCAATCCATCCAGAAATCTTCAGATCCCAATACTTATGCCGCAGTTTCTGAAGTTGAATTATTTACGGAAAATAATAAAACATATTATAAAATTTCACTTTTTATTGGATATGACGAATCTTCAGATATTCAGGGCACATTTAACTTACCAGGCAAAAGTTTAGTAGCTGAAAACGTTTCTATCGGATCTTCGGTCATTACAGTAGATTCTACCATCGGATTTGCAAAAACTGGAAATTTAATTTCTGGAGATAATATTATCTCATATAAGGATAAAAGTGTTAATCAATTTTTTGGATGTTCTGGGGTAAATAATACAATTTCAATTGCTGATCCAATTCGAACCGATGATATTGTTTATGGATATGAAGATGGCGATCTTTCAAAAAAGGTAGAATTAAGATTTACTGGTGTAATTTCTCAATTTATTTCTCTATCTGAAATTTTTTCTAGTGAAGAAGGTGAGCAACTTTATGTTAAAAATCTTGGAGAACTAATTAAAAATCCATCATCTAACAAATCATATAAAGAAATATTTGCAAATAGTTGGATATACAATACAAGTTCAAGATATAAAATAGATTCTATTTCGGGATCTTCTTTAAAACTTTCAAGTTTAATTGATAAATCAAGTTTAAAAGTTGGTGACAATGTAGAAATTTTACTTAGAGATACTCAAACAGTAGTATCTTCTTCGACTTATATTCCTTATATTTTAAATGTAAATAAAACGACCAATCAAGTTGATTTGGGAAACTTATTGGAGTTTTCTTATAATCCATTATTGGAGTATGATCTTAGGAGAAAATTAAATAAAGCAACAAGTTCTGGAGCTCAATTACAATTTGGAAATAATATTTTAACATCTGATGTTCAAAATGTGTATAATGAATTTGATGAACATATGTATGTTGCATCAAATTCATTACCATCATATACAATTACAAAAAATTTATTTGAAATATCCATATCAGATGCAACTTATCCAAAGATACAGGGATTTGATAATTTAACACAAAAATATTCAATAATTTCATTTGCATCAAATGTCCCATTCATTACTGGAGATGAAATTTATTATTCGGCAGAATCTACAGAAATTCCCGGATTAGAAAGTGGAGTTTATTATGTTGAGGTTATTGCACAAAATCAAATTAGATTGTATAGATCAAGATCATTCATTGGTAGTAGTTATGATTCGTTATCGACTACTAGACCATATGTACAATTTGATATTCTAGATTCAAATTCTGGATCACATTATTTTACATTAAATAGTCAGAAGAATAAATCTATTTCAGCAAGTAAGATATTAAAAAAATTTCCATTATCACCTAATCTTGCAAGTGGGACAGGGGAATTAACTCAACCTGGATTTGTTGGCATGTTAATTAATGGTGTAGAAATAAGTAACTACAAATCAAATGATAAGATTTATTATGGACCGATTGACTCAATAAAAATTTTAAATGGTGGAAGTGGATATGATGTTATTAATTTACCACAAATATCAATAACAAGTGAAACTGGTAATAATGCCTTAATACAACCAGTAATTAGAGGTTCGGTAGAGAAAATATTTGTAGATCCTCAGGATTTTGATATAAATTCTGTAGTATCAATTGCACTTACTGGTGGAAATGGTAGTGGAGCAGTATTCGAACCCGTTATCGTAAAGAGAATAAGAGAACTTTCTTTTGATGGAAGGCAATCTACCAACTTCGGTGGAATTAATATTACTGATGAAACTATTACTTTCACTACAAATCATAATCTAAGAAGCGGAGATTCGATAACATATGATGCTAATGGAAATTCACCAATTGGCATAGGAACATATAAAAGTTCAAATTCTGATACGGGAATTACACTATTAGATAAATCAAATTATTATTGCAATGTAATTAATAGCAATACAATTCAATTGTATAATAATATCTCTGATTTAAATTTGGGTATTAATACTATAGGATTTACAACAGTAAATACTGGGGGAATTCATAAATTTAGAACAGAATACAACAAGAGTACTTTAAAAGAAATTGAAATTATTAATCCAGGTAGTGGATATGAAAATAGAAAACTAATCGTAAATCCAATAGGTATATCAACAGAATTTGATACTATCAATTTTAAAGGGCATGGATTTAAAGATGGTGATTTGATTGTATATAATTATCAAAATCAAATCGTATCTGGTCTTTCTACTAATAATCAGTATTGTGTTTTAAAAGTAACTGATGATTCGTTTAGATTATGTAATGCAGGATCTGGTGGAACAATTACATCATACTATCAAAGAAAAGATTATATAAAACTCCAATCATCTGGATCTGGATATCAGTATTTTAGTTATCCACCAATTTCACTATATGTTAACTATACTTCAGTTGGACTTGGAACAACATCGCAAAGTGTTGGAGTTATTACATCAACCCCGATTATTAGAGGACAAATCGTTGATGCCTATCTTTATGAAAATGGAACAGATTATGGATCAACAATTTTAAATCATCACAAAAAACCGATTATTACCATAAAAACTGGTGTTAATGCTCAAATGAGTCCAATTGTCGTTGATGGTGCAATACAAAGCGTTTTTGTCCAATATGGTGGAATTGAATATTATTCAATTCCAGATTTAATCATAAAAGGTGATGGTACAGGAGCATCTTTAAGACCGGTAATTAATAATGGTACAATAACAAGCGTAATAGTTGTTAATCCTGGAGTAGGATATGCACAATCAACGACTTCTATATCAGTAGTTCCATCTGGAATTAATGCCATTTTAGATTCTAATGTTAGATCTTTAACGGTCAATAAGAATGCCAAATATGGTGATGAAGTTATTTCAGAGTCTGGAGACAATTTGGAATATTCTGTTTCTGGATATGCACCAATTGTTAAAGGATATTTTAACGATCCTGACTCAATCACTGGACATTCACCAATCATTGGTTGGGCATATGATGGAAATCCCATCTATGGTCCTTATGGATACTCAGATCCACAAGACAAATATTCATCTATTAAAGTTTTAAATACTGGATATACATCAAATTTATCAAATATTACCAATAGACCATCTGGATTTAATTTAGGATTTTTTATTGAAGATTATACTTATACAAATACTGGAGATTTAGACAGAAGTAATGGAAGATATTGTAAAACACCAGAGTTTGAAAATGGAGTATATGCATATTTTGCAACAATAAATTCAAGCAATACTGGAATTACATCTTTCCCATATTTTATTGGAAACACATATAGATCAAATTATGTAAGTGATAATTTACTCATAAATCAATCATTTGATTTTAATAATTCAAATTTGATTAGAAATACTTTACCATACAAAGTTAATGACAACTATGCCGGTAATGATTTTATTATAGAATCAAATGAATTAGTACAACAAACATCAATTGTAGAATCTGTAACAAAGTCTTCAATTGAGGATTTTGATATTATTGAAAGTGGATATAATTATAAAATTAATGATACATTAGAATTTGATAGTACTGATACTGGTGGAGGGGGATTAAATGCTATTGTTTCCTCTATTACCGGAAGTGGAATATCTTCAATTAATACAAATATAGATACATATCAAAATTCACTATTTACTTGGAAAGATGAAAATACTATAGAAGTAACTATATCACCAAGTCATTCACTCTCAGATGGAGATAATGTTGTTATTTCGGGATTAACATCATCGTTAAGCCAATCTAATAAATTAGTACAAATTGGTGTCACGTCCTATACATCAACAGTTTATCGAGATATACCATCAAATTCCGTTACTGGAATAATCACCGATATCTATGTAAGTCAAATTCCAGATAAAGTTTCTATTGGAAGCAGTATAATAATAGAATCTGAAATTTTATCCATACTCAATATATTTCCTAACGAAGAAATAATTAGAGTTAAAAGAAACGTTGGAGCAGCACATAGTACCACAACAAGTATTGGGTTTATTCCAGATACATTTACATTTAAAGCAAATTCAAATTATTTTAAATCTATACGGAATGATAAAGTATTTTTTAATCCTACAGAAAATGTGGGATTGGGTACAAGTGTTGGAGTTAGCACTTCTAGAGTATTTTCTTTAGGAATAACAACGGTTGGTGTTGCGACTTACGTTAGATCTATTCCAACTCAGTCAATTTATATTGAAAATCATCCATTCAAAGATAATCAACAAGTTATTCTTACAATACCAAATTCATCTTTTCCATTTTCAATTTCAACTTCAACTTCCGGAATTGCATTTAATATGCCAGCATCGGGAGTTACCACATCAGTTTATGTAACCAATAAATCGAGAAATACAATCGGAATTAAAACTACATTATCTTCCTCAGAAGTTTTCTTTGTTGGTATTAATTCAAATAGTTATGAATATTCAATAGAAAGTAATTTTGATCAGTTAAGGGCAAAGGTAGAAAAAATTAATGCAACAGTTTCGGTTTCTACTGCACACAATTTAACTAATGGTGACTTAATTAATTTAAATATTCAACCAAATCTTTCAGTTGGTATTGGAACTTCAACTTCAATTTATGTGAAATATAATTCTTCTAAACAAAAACTATTAATTAATCCGATAGGATTTAGTTCTGGTGGAATTAATACCTCAAAAAATACTATTACTATTAGTAATCATAATTTAAATACTGGAGATAAAGTATTTTATTCTGCAACAGATTTAATTGCTAGTGGTCTTTCTACCGGATCATATTTTGTATATAAAGTTGATAGTGATAATATCAAATTATCATCAACATATATTGATTGTAAAAATGATCCACCAATAGTCGTAAGTATTGCATCAAGTGGTGGACAAAATCAAAATATTAGTGCCATTAATCCAAAAATAGAAGTTGCAAAAAATAATAACTTAGTGTTTAATTTAACAGATTCTTCACTATATGGATATAAATTTAAAATATTTTATGATAATGAGTTTAATGATGAATTTATATCTACAGGATCAACAAGTTCATTTTCCGTAATTGGTGTTGGTACTGCTGGTATTTCTACCAATGCATCCTTAACTTTAAATTATTCTGATGGATTTTCACAAACTTTATTTTATAGTTTAGAAAAATCTGGTTATATCAGCACATCAGATACGGATGTTGCAAATTATTCAAAAATAAGTTTTGTAGATAGCGTTTATAACGGAACATATTCCATATCTGGAGTAGGATCAACAACATTTAACATTTCTTTAAAACAAAAACCAGAAAAATCTTCATACAATCAGTCAGAATGCGATATTTTAGAATATTCTACAACATCTTTAACTGCAAAAGGTGGAATTCATAAGATTAAAAAATTAAATACTGGTAATAATTACAAAAAATTGCCAATATTTATTGGAGTCGATTCTTCTGAAGGTAGTGGATCTTATATTGTTGCAAAATCCAATGGAATTGGAAAAATCAAAGATGTTAGAATTTTAAATCCAGGATTTGAATATGCTTCAGATAAAACATTAAGTCCATCTGCATATGTTTCTCCACTTATTACAATTAAATCTTCATACAATATTTTAAATGTTGAAATTGTAAATGGAGGAAGGAATTATAATTTTGCACCAAATCTTACGATTATCAACTCTATAACAAGAGAAAATATTAATAATGGCATTTTAGAAGCAGTACTGGGAAATAATAGCATCATATCTGTTAATATTATAGAACCGCCAACAGGTATTCCTTCAGATGATATTGAGATTATATCAACCAATAATTCAAACGGAACTTCTATTAATAAAGTTTATGCTTCTGGAATTGGCATCGTTACATGTTATTTGACAACTCCTACATTGGGATTTAGTACATCACCATTTAGTGTTGGAGATAAAATTTATGTAGAAGGAATTGAAAATTATAGTTCTGGAAAAGGATATAACTCCGAAAATTATGGTTACTCATTCTTTACAGTAACAAAATTTGAAAACACCACTCCAGCAAAATTGGAGTATAACATTTCTGGATTGACAACCTCCAGTCCGGGAATAGCAAAAACAGAACAAAACTCCTTAGCATCAATTATCAAATTTACAGACTATCCGCAATTTAATATTACTAAATCATTTTCGGATTTTAAAATAGGAGAAAAACTTTCTTCATATGATGGAATTAAATTTGTTGAAAGAGATTTAATTGTCACAAATTATAATAAATCAACCATTAAAGTATATGGGTCATATGATCTAAATGGCAATGAAATAATTAAGGGATCTAAATCTGGAGCAATTGCATCTGTTTCTGGAATTAAATATAATATTGGAAAATTTAGTACCAATTATTCTATTAGAAAAGATTGTGGTTGGAACAATGATATTGGAAAATTAAATGAAGATTATCAAGTAATTGAAGATAATGACTATTATCAAAATCTTTCATATACTGTAAAAAGTCCTATTGATTATGAAACTTTAATAACTCCAGTTAATAGACTTGTTCATACGAGTGGATTTAAAAATTTTGCAGATACGCAAATAGAATATAAAGTCAATTCTGGAATAAAAACTTCTATTGATGAAAGTATTCAAATATTGAATTTAATAGATGAAAATAGAATTGATACTATTAATAATTTTGATCTATGCAGAGATGTTGATTCATCTTCAAATAAAACAAAATATATTAATTTTAAATACAAAAAACTTTCAGACTATATTGAATGTAGTTCAAATAGAGTTCTCTTAATAGATGATATAAGTTCACAATTTTCAAATATTGGGCAGGAAAATTCGGATCAAAATAATTTAATTCAAATTTTACCATCCGATGGATATAATCGATATTTGGTTCAAATTAATGATGTTGAAAAAACTCAATATCAAATAAGTGAGGTAGTTATCTTAAACAATAGCACAGACTTATATACTTTGGAGAAAGGATATATTAACAATTTAGGGATAGGTACATATAGTGAATTTGAATCCGAAAGGATTGGTGAAATAATTGGATATACTGATAAAGAAAATAATAAATTTTTGAGGTTTAATCCTGTAGATTTTTACAATAAAGATTATAACATAAAAGTTATTAATAATAAATTTATAAACGACTTATCGGGAATAGGAACTAAAAGTATTGGATTAATTAATTTAATATCATCAAATATAAGTGTTCCGATTGGATTAACTTCATCAATAGTCTCAGTTGCATCCACATATTACAATTCATTGTATTTTAATTTACATATTAGAGATGATTCAAATTATAAATCAAATTATGTTGAGATTTATTTGCGTCATGATGGGGCAGATAGTTATCTATCCCAATATTATATTGATTCGGAACCAGAAAATAATGTATCCTATGGAGTTATAGGATCTTTTGGATCATCACTCTCTAGTGGAATATTATCTCTCAATTTTACAAATACTTCAACTAATCAAGTTACTGTTAGATCCAGAATCGTTGGATTTGGATCTACATCTGCTGGAATAGGAACCTATAGGTATAATACTTTCGGACAAATTGAAGGTACAGAACTAACAGCAATTTATGAATCCAATTACTCAAAAAATTCTGGAATATCTACAATAGCATCTATATCTAAGAGTTTTGCAACTCTCAAATCAATAGTTGATGTGAGCATTGGAAATACTAGCGCATTGCACCAAGTTCTTTTAGTTAACGACGGAACTAATCTTGCAGTAAAACAATATCCATTTTTATCAATTGGCAGCACTAGTGGAATTGGTACTTTTGGTGGTGAATATTCGGGTTCAAATTTTGTGTTGAAATTTTATCCAGATCCACAAATAACGGGAATTGTTAATATATCATCATATAATGAAGAAATATATTCGGATTATGACATTGTTAATGTCCCATCAAATCTGAATTATGGATTGATCTCAGAATCATTAAGTGTTTTTGAATATGCGGGTATTAATGGAAATAGAATTAATAGGACTTCTTTTGATCTAAATTATCAGGGATATCCAATATTTAAAAAGACCTTTAATCCGTCTAATTCATCAATATTAGATCCAACAACTGGAATTTTTACAATTAAAAATCACTTTTTTAATACTGGAGAGGAATTAATTTATAATCCAAAATCCACATTTGTTGGTGTTGGAACAAGTGCAATTGGAATTGGTGCTACTGAAAATTATGCAGGAATTGTAACTAATTTATTACCTTCTAAAGTATATCCAATCAAAATAACTGAAGATACATTTAGATTATCTACAAAATCAAGTTATGCTTCAGCAGGAATCTATGTAACATTTACATCCTATGGATTGGGAAATGCTCATGAATTAGAAATGACAAAGAAACTTGAAAAATCTATTATAACACTAGACAGTCTTGTTCAATATCCAATAGCATATACCACTATAAATTATAATCTTTATAATAATGGAGGACAAATAGGAACAGGATCAACTATTTTTTCGATTAATGGAATAACCTCTATCAGATCTGGGGACATATTGCGAATTGATGATGAGTATATGAATGTTCTAAATGTTGGATTTGGGACAACAACTATTGGGCCAATTAGTGGAATTGGAACTACGTCTCTAGTGCAAGTAACAAGAGCTTTTGTTGGATCTTCACTAACTTCACATAAAGATTCAACATCAGTTAAAATTTATAGGGGATCTTATAATATTTCCGGAAATAAAGTTTATTTTACAAATCCACCAACTGGAGATCGTAGATCTCTTAGGGATTCTAGCAATCTTACTCCACCAAAATCTTCATTTGATGGTAGAGTATATCTTAGAAAGAGTTATAGTACCAATCAACTTTATGATAATATTTCGGATAAATTTACTGGAATTGGTAAAACTTATACTTTGTCTATTGATGGTTCAAATGCTGTTGGATTGGGTACTAGTGGTGGAAATGGAATATTATTCATAAACAACGTTTTCCAAAAACCCACTACTTTGAATAACAGTTCAAATAATTATAATATAGTAGAAAATGCTGGCATAAGTAGTGTTATATTTTCTGGGATAACTACTGTAAAAGGTTCTGGATTAGAATTTATTTCTAATGATGATGTCAATAAAAATAGCCTTCCTAGAGGAGGACTTATCATTTCTCTCGGATCTACTGGTGGTTTGGGATATGCACCTTTAGTTGGAGCATCAGTAACTGCCATACTTAATGCATCTGGATCTATCATTGGAATTGGAACTACTAGTAATTTTGGATCTGGATATTATGGAACAGTTTCTATTGGAATAACTGACCCAAATAAGGTTGGAACTAACAATGCCTCCATTAATGCAGTTGTTGGTGCTGGAGGAAGTTTAATTTTCAGTATTGCTGCAGGAGGAACTGGATATGTAAATCCTACCATTCAAATTCCATCTCCAAGTTATGAAAATCTCCCACTTATTGGAGTTTCTAGAATTGGAATTGGATCCACAACTCAAACTGGAGTAGGACTTTTGATAAATGTAGAAGTTGGTGCAAGTTCTACAACAGGAATTGGATCTACACTTTTTGAAGTCAGTTCATTTAAGGTTCAAAGATCTGGATATGGATATAAATCTGGAGACATAATAACTCCTGTTGGATTAGTTACTTCAAGAGGACTTTCTTCTCCACTATCCCAATTCCAATTGAAAGTTCTTGACACCTTTACAGATTCATTTGCTGCTTGGCAATTTGGAGAATTGGATTATATAGATTCTATCGCAAATTTACAAGATGGTTCTAGAACTACATTTCCCCTTTATTACAATTCTTCATTATTAAGTTTTGAACTTGGATCTTCTTCACCAATAGACTTCAATTCACTTTTATTGATATTCATGAATGGAGTATTACAAAAACCTGGAGATTCTTATATTTTTGAGGGTGGATCAACATTTAGATTTTTAAATCCACCAAAAGTAGAAGATCAAATTGGAATATTTTTCTATAGAGGAACTAGAGAGGTTGATAGTAAATTAATAACAGATAGAGTTGAATCTATTAAATCTGGCGATATTGTTCAATTAAGAAAAAATAATACCATTCCTAGCACAATTAATCAAAATTTGAGAACTGCATTTAACATACTTGGATCTGATAAAATTGAAACAAATTTATATGTTGATCAAGGAATTGACACTATTAACTATAAGCCTTTGAGTTATACAAAACAAAAAATTGACCAAAAGATTAATGGTCAAGTAACATATAAATCCAGAGATTCAATTGAATCCGAAGTATACCCAACTTCAAAAATTATTGCAGATTTTTCAACTACTAGCAATGAAATTTTTGTAGATGATGCATATTTCTTTAATTATGAAGAAAACGAATCACCAACACCTATTGATACTGTAGGTGCATTGATTGTTTCTGGATCTCCAGATAATGTGTCTGCTGCTGCTACTGCGATAGTTTCTCAAAGCACTACACAGATTCAATATCTTGGCATTACTTCTTCCGGAAGTTATTACTTAACCCCAACTATTACAAATTTACATCCTAGAAGTGAAAATTTTTCCTACTGGAAAGTAAATAATACAGCAGTTTGTGGTTTAACTACAAATTCCACAACATCGCCAGATGGAGCGTTGACTGCAGGAAATTTTTATTGCAAAACTACATCTAATGCTCAGAGAAGACTTTATTTTACTACAAGCATTACTACAATTAGTGGAACAAATTATACTTATACAATATATTTAAAATCTAATGGATGGCAATATGTATGCATTAGTTTAAGTCAGGGACTTAATGTATCTCCAGAAAGTGGAGCAGCAAGATTTGATCTTATTAATGGTTATGTTAGTTCGACTATTTCAGGATCTGCATCAATCATAAATGCTGGAAATGGTTGGTGGAGAATTTCTGTTACTACAACAGCAAATACAATCACTACAATGCAACCAAAGGTTATTTTGGTAAATTCAACTGGTACTTCTGGATCAACTGCAACAGGAACTATTAATGCTGGTGTCTATGTTTGGGGTGCACAGTTGGAAGAAAAAACATCTTCTAGTGCTTACATTCCTACTAGCACATCTTCTCAATCTGGATCTTCAATACCAATAAGCATAACCTCACCAAATTCAGTTGGAGTTGGAATAGGTACTACAGCAACTGCAATCGGAAGTATTGTTAATGGACAATTAACTAAAGCACTTTTAACAAATCCCGGATTAGGATATACTAGTGCAAAGGTTCTTATTTCGCAACCAAGTGCCATCTATGAAAATATTTCAGGAATTACAAATGTTCAGGGATTTTCTGGAATTGTAACAGGAATTGGAACTACATCAGGAACTTCTGGAAATCCTTTGGCAATTAAGTTTAATCTTAATGTTCAATCTCCCACACAATTCCCAACTGGTTTAACAACTGGATATCCAATTTATATTTACAATACATCTGTTGGCAAAGGAGTAACATCAATTGACAGTGGAAATACATCGATTGTAGGAATTGGGACCACATTCTTGGACAATATTTACAAAATTCATGAATTTAAATATACAAGCTTAACTGATGCATATATTGTTTGTAATGTTTTATCAACAACATCCATAGTTGGAATTTCTACAACTGGTACACAATCTGTTGGAAGATTTTCGTGGGGAAGACTGTCTGCATCAGTATTGACTAGGGCAACATTTCCAATTTCGATTGGTGTTACTGGAAATATTGTAGATTCTGGATTGTCTACGTTCCCAACTATTCAAAGAAGAAAATATGGTCTTAGAAATACCGGTTCATTGAAAAAAGAATATAAATAGAAAAAAAAGCATATTAATATGGCTGCCATTGTTACAGATCAATTTAGAATATTTAATGCCAATAATTTTATAGAATCGATAGAAAATACTTCTAATTCTTATTATGTTTTTTTAGGATTGCCAAATCCTACTGCTGTGGGACTTGGCAGAACGAGTAATTGGAATACCAATGTCCCAAATCCGGTTGATAATTTTAATTATGAAAATGCATATAGCGATGCTATGATGTTTGGTAAAAAAATTACGAACTCTAATGTTAGGAGACTTATAAGAAGAATTGACTGGGCTTTAGGAACAAAATATGAAATGTATCGACATGATTATGGTATTGATAATCCTGCGCCAATTACTGGAGCAACAAGATTATATGATGCCAATTATTATGTCATGAATTCGGATTATCGAGTTTATATTTGTATAGATAATGGATCTTCAGGAGCAAATCCTACAGGAAATACTTCTCAGGATCAACCAACATTTACAACTCTAGAACCATCAAAAGCAGGTGAGAGTGGTGATGGATATGTATGGAAATTTTTATTTACAGTTTCCCCAAGTGATATTGTAAAATTTGACTCTACAGAATATATTGTTGTTCCAAGTAATTGGAGTACATCTACTGACCCACAAATTACTGCTATAAGGGAAAATGGCAACTCATTAGTTAATAACAACCAAATTAAAAAAGTTTATATTGAATCTCAAGGATCTGGATATAAAAGTGGATTGGGGCAATCATTTAAAATTCAAGGTGATGGATCCGGAGCAACCGTTGTTATTGACGTTGTTAGTGGAAAAATTACCAACGCACAAATTTCTTCTGGTGGAAGTGGTTATACCTATGGGATGGTAGATCTTGGATCTATCAATCAAAGTGCATCTTCGGCAGCTAAGCTAATTCCAATTATACCGCCATCAAAAGGTCACGGATATGATTTATATAAAGAACTTGGTACTGATAAAATTTTAGCATATTCAAGATTTGATGATTCCACAAAAGATTTTCCCATTGACACTAAATTTGCTCAAATTGGAATTTTAAAAAATCCCGAGACGTATAATTCAACAAGTATATTTACGGATAATCAATTTTCTTCTCTATATGCAATAAAATTTAGTGGTACACCAACTGGAAGTATTTCTGTTGGTGATAAAATAAGTCAAAAATCTACAACTTCCACTACTGGTAACAATGTATATGCTTATGGATATGTTGCTTCATATGATAGCGAAACTAAGGTTCTAAAATATTTTAGAGATAGAACCGCATATTATAATCCATTTTATTATGATCAAACAGATTATATTGGAATATCAACAGGATCAAAGGTATTAAGTTTTGAATCAAATACAACAAATGCAGTCACAAATTCTAGTGGATTTTCCGGAACTATTGATACTGGATTTACGGGAATCACGACTAATCCAACAGGAAATAAAATTATAAGTTTAGGAACACAATTTACAAATGGATTAGCAACTCCTGAGATAAATAAAGGATCGGGAGATATTATCTATATTGATAATAGACCTTTAGTTTCACGAAACTCTAGACAAAAAGAAGACGTTAAAATTATCCTGGAATTTTAAAAATGGCACAAAAAACCAATCTCAACATAAGTCCATACTATGACGACTTTGATGCAGATAATGAATTTTATAAAGTTCTTTTTAATCCAGGGCGTCCAGTCCAAGCTAGGGAATTAACTACATTACAATCGATTCTACAAAACCAAGTAGAATCTTTTGGTAGTAATATATTTAAAGAAGGTTCGATGGTAATCCCTGGCGGTGTTACATATGATTCTCAATTTTATGCAGTAAAATTAAATTCTACAAATTATGGAGTTGATATATCAATTTATCTTAAGAAATTAGTCGGTAAAAAAATAATAGGACAAATTTCTGGAGTAACCGCCAGCGTACAATATATTCAATTACCAAATGGAGATGAGGTAGAATATCCAACAATATATGTAAAATACTTAAATTCCAATAATGATAATTCAATCAGCACATTTAATGATGGAGAATCTTTATCTGCAACGACTGATATAATATATGGAAATACTACAATTACCAATGGGACATCTTTTGCAACATTAATAACAAATAATGCATCTTCAACTGGTTCTGCAGTTTCTATTGCTGATGGAGTCTATTTTATTAGAGGTTATTTTACAAAAGTAAATAGAGAAACAATTATTCTGGATTATTATACCAATACGCCATCCTATAGGGTAGGATTGCAGATTGATGAACAAATTGTCACCGCAAAAGATGATAAATCCTTATATGATAATGCAAAGGGATTTACAAATTATGCTGCACCTGGAGCAGATAGATTTAAAATTTCATTATCTTTGACAAAAAAACTTTTAACAGACAATGCCAATGATACTAACTTTGTTGAGTTATTAAGAGTTGGTGATGGAACAATTAATAAAATTGTAACAAAGACTCAGTACAATATAATAAGAGATTATCTTGCACAAAGGACATATGATGAATCTGGAGATTATGTAGTTGATCCATTTACATTTTCTTTGAATAATTCTTTAAATAATGGATTGGGAAATAATGGACTATTTTTTAGTAATGAAAAAACTTCCGAAGGAAACACTCCTTCAGATGATTTAATGTGTATTAAATTTTCTCCAGGAAAGGCTTATGTTAAGGGATATGATATTGAAAAAACTGGAACTACTATTATTGATGTAGAAAAACCAAGAGATACTGAAACAATTACAACTGCTAATATTCCATTTTTAATGGGAAATTTAATTAGAATTAATAATGTTTCAGGTGCCCCAAAAATTAAAGGAACTATTGATCTTTATGATCAAAGAAAAAATTCGACATCATCACCAAACGGAACTAAAATTGGAGATGCAAGAGTTTACACATTCAATGTGACTGATGCTTCCTATAGTAATGCTGCAACTAATTGGGATTTATACCTTTATGATATTCAAACTTATACACAGATAACATTAAATCAAAGTGCGACTACTACAGAATTACCTGCAACATCATTTATTAAAGGAAAAAGTAGTGGAGCTAGTGGGTATGCAGTTTCTGCTGCAGGTGGATCTTCTATAATTAATTTAAGGCAGACTTCTGGATCGTTTATTGTTGGAGAACAAATATTAATTAATGGATTAGATACAAATTCAAGAACAATATCATCGATAAAAGTTTATAGTGCTAAAGATATTAAATCATTATATCAGGCAGCAGATTCTCCTGCAGGATTTCCATCAGCATTTCTTGCGGATGCACAATTAGATAAAGCTATTCCGGGAGGATTAAGTGCTCTCGATATGCTTGCAATTGCTTCAGATGGAACTGCCACTGCAGGTGGAAAATATTTTACAGGGATAGCAACGAATTCTATTATTAGATATCAAAGAGCAGGTTTTAGTACTGAAACTTATAATAGAGTTACATCTATTTCTGCAACTGGAACATCTATGACATTGGCTGGTATCACTTCTGTATCGGGAATTTGTGATGGAGCGGTGGGTATAACTACAGGAGTTCCATTTACTATTGGTATTGCAAAAATAAGAAAAGATAAGGATGGTTCTTTATATGCACCATTACCAAATTCAAATATATCTTCATTAAATTTAAATGATTCAAATTTGGTCGTATCCCAGCAAATTACTGGTGAAACAACTGATGGTTCTGGGGTGATGACTTTCAATACCTCTCAAATTACTGGGATTACAAGTGTATTTTTTCAACCATTTGATGCAGAAAGATATTCAATTCACTATTCAAATAGTGGAATTGCTACATTAACTTCAGACCAATTTTCTCTTAGCGGAAACACTGTAACTATTAGTGGATTAACCGCGTCCCAATCCAATGTTGTAGTTAATACAACTGTCATCAAAAACGGACTTCAAAGTAAAGTAAAAGTATATAATAGAAGTAAAACTCTAGATATTACATTATCAAAATATCCACAATCTGGAACTGGGATTAATACTTCGATTAATGATGGATTGACCTATAATCAGTTTTATGGATTGAGAGTTCAAGATGAAGAGATTTGTTTGAATTATCCGGATGTTGCAAATGTTATTGCAGTTTACGAATCTTTGGATACTAATGCTCCATTATTAGACACTATTACATTAAGTCCTACTGCGAATGTAACAGCAAATGCAATAATTGGTGAAAATATTCTTGGTAATACGAGTAAGGCAATTGCCAGAGTTGTTTCCAAACCATCTACAGATACATTGGGAATTGTATTTTTAAATGAAAATAAATTCTCTCAATTTGAATCGGTAACATTTGAAGAATCAAATATCAAAACGCAAATTCAATCTATTACTTACGGAAAATATAAAAATATAACAAGCAATTTTACCTTAGATAAGGGACAAAAAGAACAATATTATGATTATTCTAAAATTATTAGAAATAAATCTGGTCAAGAGCCAGCAAAGCGTTTATTAGTTATATTTGATTATTATTCGGTATCGTCTTCAGATAGTGGAGATGTATTTACAGTATTAAGTTATAGCCAAGAAAGGTATCAAAATGATATCCCCCTCATAGGACCAAATAAGATAAGGGCAACAGATACATTAGATTTTAGACCAAGAGTATCCGTATTTTCTAGTACAACATCTTCACCATTTGATTTTTCATCAAGAACTTCTGGATTTGGTTCAGATCCTAAATTAATTCTTTCACCCAACGAAAGTTGCCTTATAGGATATGATTATTATTTGGGAAGAATTGATAGAATTTATTTAGACAAATTTGGCAATTTATCCGTAACTAAAGGAATATCATCATCAAATCCTAAGGAACCTCCAAAAAATAGCGATGTAATGGATCTTGCAACTATCACATTGCCTCCATATCTTTATTACCCAGAAGATGCACAAATAACTATTTTTGATAATAGAAGATATACTATGAGAGATATTGGTACTATTGATAATAGGGTTGGAAATCTGGAAAAAGTTACTTCATTATCATTATTGGAAGTAAGCACGCAAACTCTTCAAGTTCAAGATGCTAATGGATTGAATAGATTTAAAACCGGATTTTTTGTTGATGATTTTAAAAATACTTCTTTAATTGACTTTAATTTTTCATCAATTCAAGTTGATGAAGAACTACAAGAATTAATTCCTATTATTTCAAAAAATACTTTAAAGAGTCAAATTGCACCTGCACAAAGTTATACAGATGAAACTCTTCAGTTAAAGGGCAATTTTAATCTCTTAGATCCAAATGTACAAAAAACCGGAAATCAAATAACACTCAAATATAGTGAGGTTGGTTGGATTGAGCAACCATTAGCAACTCAAGTAGAAAATGTAAACCCATTCCATGTAATTAGTTATTCGGGAACAGTTCAATTATCACCCTCAAATGATAATTGGATTAGGACCATTAGACTTGAAGATCAACTTATTGATTTGGGAACAAAGAAGGTATCTACAAATGGAGGATGGGGTCGATATGGGGGATCAAAGACAACTTATACATCTAAAGATATTTTGGTATCTAGCACTTCAGAATTATACATGAGATCTAGGAATACTGAATTTTCTGCAAATAACTTAAAACCATTGACAAGTTTTTATCAATTTTTTGATGGGAATAGTGCTGTAGATTTTATTCCTAAATTGGTTGAAATTGCAACGGATTCAACACTTCAAACTTATGGAGCATCTTCAGCATTCCAAGTTGGAGAAACTGTTATTGGATATGCTCAATTTGGATCTGAATATACTAAAAAGATAATTCAATTTAGAGTTGCATCCGCAAATCATAAATATGGACTCTTCAATAATCCAACAAAAACTTATAATATTAATCCATATATTAGAACAGAAAATCTTTCATCATCATATAGTTCTTCTTCAAAAGTTTTAAATATTGATACTTACTCTTTATCAGAAGAAGCGCAAGGAAAATATTCTGGATATTTGACTAAAGGGATGCAGCTGGTTGGACAAACAAGCGGAGCAGTTGCTTATGTAAAAGATCTTAGACTTATTTCGGATAATTATGGAGATTTAATAGGTACATTTTTTCTGAAAGATCCAAATACAAATCCTCCACCAATAGTTAGAATTAAAACCGGAACAAAAACTTATAGATTATCTTCAAGTTCAACAAATGCACTACCTTTGCCAGGAAGTAAATTAATATCTGCCGCAGAAAATACATATAGATCCAACGGAGTGCTTGAAATAAAACAATTAAATACTTACAAATTGACAACAGAATATTATTATGACCCATTAGCACAAACTTTTACGGTTGGTGGAAATATAGGTCAAGCACCATATGCTACTGGTTCTAGTGAAGATAATTATGGATGCTTCCTAACCGCCGTCGATTTATTCTTTGCTAATAAAGATTCTGGAAATTGTCCAGTAAATGTTGAAATAAGAACCGTAGAACTTGGAACTCCAACAAGAAATGTATTGGGAAAATCTAAGCAACTTACACCCAATGAAGTTAATATCCCAACAGATATTGTAAGAGATGAAAAGAATAATGTAGTTTCATTAACTCCAATTGCAACAAAAGTCACGTTTGATGAGCCAATATTTTTAGAACCAGGACAACAATATGCTATTGTTATTCTAGCACCACAAAGTAATGAATATGAACTTTTAATTGCGGAAATGGACAAACTTACTGTAAATACAAAATCTTTACCTAATGCTGAGGCAGTAAAATATACACAACAATTTGCAGTTGGAAGACTTTACAAGTCCCAAAATGGATCTGAATGGACTCCAAATGATTATCAAGATTTGATGTTTAAGCTATACAAAGCAAAATTTACAGCAACAACCGGAACTGCAACTTTTTATAATCCAACTTTAGATGAAAGTAATGGATATGTACAAAATTTAAATAATAATCCAATTACTACTTTTGCACGTAATTATACTCTTGGCATTACAACAACTACTAATAGTACATTAATCGGTATTCTAACAACAGGAAGAAAAATAAGTGAAGGGACAAAAACATATAACTATGGATATATTGTTGGGACTGGTAGTTCTGTTGCTTCTGTAGGAATAACTACCGGTGGATCTGGATATACCAATCAGTCAAATGTGTCAACATATGCTATTACTGGAAATGGATCTGGTCTTACTCTGAATATAACAACAACTAATAATACCATTACTGGTATAACTGCTGTTAGTCGAGGAAATGGATATGCTGTTGGTGATGTAATTGGGATCGTAACTTCTTCGGCAGGAAATACTGGACGTGATGCAAAAATTACTATTTCAGCAATTACTGGATTGGATACTTTATACTTATCAGGAGTTCAGGGACAATCTTTTACTGATGGTGCTTCTTTAGTGTATTATGACGATAGTGGAAATCGTCAAAGTCTTACTACAAGCATTACAAGAAGATCTTCTCCAACAAATCAATATGAAGGTAAATATGCAAGAGTTTCGCATTTTGATCATGGAATGTATGCAGCAAATAATAAACTGACAATCAGTAACGTTTTATCCAGCACTGCTCCAGTATTATTAAGTTCACCCTTAACATCTTCAAGTGCTTCAATTAGCATTGCGGTTGGAGACACCTCATCTTTTGCAACTTTCGAGGGAGCAAATGTTGGTACATCAAATCCAGGATATGTTTTAATTGAAAATGAAATTATTAAATATACTTCTGTCGGTAGCGGAACACTTGGTGCATCACCTGGAACATTATCGAGAGGTCAAGATTCGACAATTCAAAAAGATCATCCAATTGGTAGTCGAGTTTATAAGTATGAATTGAATGGAGTTTCTTTGAGAAGAATTAATACCACACACGATATTAGTGATGTAGATATTGATATTGATGGATATTATATTGAAATTGACAGAAGTTCGACAAACGGAAATACTGATAGAAGTTCAGATAATGTTGGTGGAAATGGGTTACCACAATTATCATTTGCAAATAGTTCAACAATTGGAGAATCAAATGTTTTTGCTACAGAAAATATTCAATATGATGCAATTATTCCAACATACAATATTATGATTCCTGGCACATTCACTTCAACATCCGCATATGTTAGAACAACTAGTGGCACTAGTGTTGATGGAACAGAAGTTTCCTTCCAAGATATAGGATTTGAACCAGTTCAATTAAATAAATTAAATAAATTAAGTTCTACTAGAATTGTTTGCTCTAAAGTAAACGAATCCACATATCTTAACAATTTGCCAAGAAATAAATCGTTTACTACAGGAATTATGTTAAACACAACTAATGAAAATCTATCTCCAGTAATTTATTCCGATACTGCATTTACAGAATTCCATAGTAATCGTTTAAATCAACCAGTTACCGATTATTTAAACGACAATAGAATTAATTCATTCACTCAGGATCCAAATGTAGCAGTCTATGTTTCAAACAGAGTTATACTGGCACAACCAGCATCTTCCCTCAAAGTCATATTTTCTGCATACAGACATTCTTCTGCCGACATTAGGGTACTGTACAGCCTTATAAGACCAGATTCTAGTGAAGTTGCTCAATCATTTGAACTATTTCCTGGATATGATAATTTAACAATTGATAGTAATCAGGATGGATATCCAGATGTCATAAACCAATATAAAAATAGTGGAAAACCTGATGTATTTGTTCCTGCAAGTAATGAAAATGAGTTTCTGGAGTATCAATTTACACGTTATCCAGCATATGCTTTAGATTTGTTTTCTGGATATCAGATTAAAATTATTATGTCCGGAACTAATCAAGCACATCCTCCAAGAATCAAAGAACTTAGAACAATTGCGATTAGATGATGATACCAGTTCAAGGGCACCCAAATCTTTATAGAGATGAAAAATCCGGAGCTATAGTAAATTGCGATAATTTATCATATAATCAATATGTAAATTCATTACATAATCGAGAAACTCAAAAAAAGGAAATTGATAATCTAAAAAATGAAATTTCAGAAATAAAAAATTTATTAAAACAATTATTAGAAAAAAATGGATCCATCTAAAATTAATTTAACTAATGTAACGAAACTCTTTGAATATGAAAAAATATCCCGAGAGATTGATCAATGTGATGATATTGATACGTTAAAAAATATTTCAAAATCATATGTAAAACTTTATTTTGCTCAACAGGAAACCATATTACAATTGAATATTTGATTCAAATATAAATAAAAAGTAGGTAAAAAAAAAATAAATGGCAGCTGTATATGTTAGTAACATAGTAATTAATATAGGAGCGGATTTTAGGCAAACTTTCGTTCTGGAAGCATCTACTACAAATTCTGCATTCGATTTGACTAACTATACAATAACAGCGCAGATGAGAAAATGGTCTGGTAGTTCAACATCAACATCTTTTACAACTGAAATATCAAACCCACCAACAAGTGGAACAATAGTTTTATCTTTAACGAGTACTCAAACATCAAGTTTAAAACCTGGAAGATACGTTTATGATGTTATAGTTACTGATCAATCTTCATATAAAACTAGGGTTATTGAAGGTATGGTTCTTGTAAGAGAAGGGGTTACTCGATAATGTCTGATATAAGAGTTAGGGTAGGTCAAGAAAATGCAATAAAAGTTGTTTCTAGCATCTCTGGATCTAGCAATGCTATCAATGTAATTGGAGGAATTGCATCCGTAACTCAATTAAATGTGAGTGGGATATCATCTTTTAATGGAGATGTATTTGTCAATGGAAATTTTTTTGCTACTGAAATAAATGGAGGATCTTACTAATGGCCAAACCAGCAAGTCGTCAAGAACTTATAGATTATTGCCTAAGGCGTCTAGGTGCTCCAGTATTAGAAATTAATGTCGATGACGATCAAATAGATGATTTAGTTGACGATGCCCTACAATATTTCCAAGAGAGACACTTCGATGGCGTTGAAAGAATGTATCTCAAATACAAGATAACACAGGCAGATATAGATAGAGGACATGCACAAGGAACAAATGGAGTTGGGATAGTAACTACCACCGGATCTGCAAACATTAGTGGAATTGGTACTACAAATTTTAATTTTTATGAAACTTCTAATTTTATTCAAATCCCAGATTCGGTAATTGGAATTGAAAAAGTGTATAAATTTGATACTAGCGATATTTCTGGAGGAATGTTTAGTATCAAATATCAACTATTCCTAAATGATCTTTATTATTTTAATTCTGTTGAACTTTTACAATATGCTATGGTTAAGTCATATTTGGAAGATATTGATTTTCTTTTAAAAACTGATAAACAAATTAGGTTTAATAAAAGACAAAATAGAATGTACTTGGACATCGACTGGCAAACTCAAAAAGTTGATACATTTTTTATCATTGATTGTTATCGAATTTTAGATCCTAACAATTTCACTAAAGTATATAACGACAGCTTTCTTAAAAAATACCTTACTTCTTTAATTAAAAGGCAATGGGGACAAAATCTCATCAAATTTAGAGGTGTTAAATTGCCTGGTGGAGTTGAACTTAACGGAAGAGAAATTTACGAAGATGCTGAGCGAGAATTAGAAGCATTGAAGGAAAGAATGGCAATGGAATACGAATTACCACCTTATGACTTTATTGGATAATGGCACTTAATCCCTTCTTTTTACAAGGATCAGCAAGCGAACAGAGACTCATTCAAGAGTTGATTAATGAGCAATTGAAAATTTATGGAATGGACATATCATATATTCCAAGAAAATTTGTTCGAAAAGAAACTATTTTACGTGAAGTCACATCATCGAAATTCACCGACAATTATTCTTTGGAGGCATATGTTAGTACTTATGAAGGATACGGTGGTTCTGGAGATATTCTAACAAAATTTGGAATGAGTTTAAGGGATGAACTCACATTGATCATTTCTAAAGAAAGATTTGAAGATTTTATATCTCCATTTTTGGCAGGTCAAGAGAATGATGGGGGAATAACAGTATCAACTAGACCAAGAGAGGGTGATATTATCTATTTTCCACTTGGTAAAAGATTATTTGAGGTGAAATTTGTCGAGCATGAAAAACCATTTTATCAGTTAGGAAAAACGTATGTCTATGAATTAAAATGCGAACTCTTTGAACTTGAAGATGAAGTTGGTGGTTGGGATGATATTAATGCTGTGACAGAAGACATAGATTCTACACTAGAAACTCAAGGTTATATAACTTCGTTACAATTGTTTGCAAGTGGACAAGTTGCAACTGCAAGTTGTGGTATTCGTAGTGGATACATTAGAAGTGTAATCTTGAATAATGATGGTTATGATTATGTTGGGATTCCTACAGTATCATTTACACCTGCTCCTGCTGGAGGCACGACAGCTTCTGCAGTTGCAATAACTTCTTGTATTGGAGGAGTTTGTTCAATCAAAGAAATTTTATTAGTTAATCCCGGATCGGGGTATATTGAAGAGCCATCTATTACAATTTATGGGAATGGTAGTGGAGCCGGTGCTGCAGCGACTTGTATTTTAGTTAAAGATTTTTATGGAATAGGACCTATTGGTATTACAACAGTTGGTGGTGGATATGTAAATCCACCGACAATTACATTTACACCACCAACTGTTGGATCAGCAGTAACAGCAAGGGCTAGATGTATTGTCAGTGCTGGTGGAAGTATATCACAAATTCTCATTCAAGATGCGGGGATAGGATATACTTCACCTCCAAATATAACTATAGATCCTCCACCATTAATAACTGGAATTGGAACTTATATATTCAATGAAGTTGTAACTGGATCAACCTCAGGAACAAAATCTAGAGTTAAAACATGGTATCAAGATGATAAAATACTTAAAGTTGGGGTTATTGATGGTGCATTTATTTCAGGAGAAATTATTGTTGGATCTGCATCATCTGCAAGATATACACTAAAAAATATATCACAAAGTGAATTTACAGATAAATATGAACAAAACGATGAAATTGAAAGTGAGGCAGATCTCATTATCGATTTCTCAGAATCAAATCCATTTGGAAATTACTAATGTTAGGAACATACTATTATCATCATATTATAAGAAAAACAATTATTGCTTTCGGTACGATTTTTAATCAAATTTATATTAAACATCAAGACGGAGATGATAATACATATAGTGAAATGAGAGTTCCGTTGGCATATGGTCCAACACAAAAATTCTTAGCAAGATTAGAGCAGCAAGCGGATTTAAATAAACCAGTCCAAATTACTTTACCAAGAATGTCATTCGAAATGACTTCTATTCAATATGATGCAACTAGAAAAGCAGGAGTAACACAAACATTTAAAGCTTCTGACGGAACAAATTTAAAAAAAGTTTATATGCCTGTTCCATACAATATTGGATTTGAATTAAATATATTGACAAAATTAAATGATGATGCCCTTCAAATAGTTGAACAGATTTTACCATATTTTCAACCAGCATTTACGCTAACTGTGGATCTTGTAGATTCAATTGGAGAAAAAAGAGATATACCACTTAACTTAGATAATGTATCTTTTCAAGATGATTATGAGGGAGATTTTTCCACAAGAAGATCATTAATTTATACTTTAAATTTTACTGCTAAAACATATCTTTTTGGTCCTGTTGCTGATACTACGGATGGTCTTATCCGTAAGGTTCAAGTTGATTATTATTCTAGCACAGATACTGCAACTGCCAAGAGAGAGATGAGATACACTGTGGTTCCAGATCCAATCGATGCTGGTCCTGCGGATGATTTTGGATTTAGTGAAACATTAGATTTCTTCCAAGATTCCAAGTCATATAGCCCAACTCAACAAAAAGATCTTTGATAGGTAAATTATGTCAAATTATGATGCGATAAACAAAGTATTGAATACTGAAAGTAATATTGTGAGTGCCGATTTAAAATCTTCCGAAATTGAAGTCATAAATCCAACAGATAATGATATTAGAAAAGATTATGAATATACTAGAGCAAATTTATATTCATTAATTGAAAAGGGACAAGAGGCAATTAATGGAATTATGGAACTTGCAGGAGAAGGTGGTTCTCCAAGAGCATATGAAGTTGCAGGACAATTAATTAAAAGTGTCGCTGATACTACAGATAAATTGATTGATCTTCAAAAGAAACTTAAAGAAGTAGAGGAAGATACCGCAAAAACAACAAATAACGTTACTAACAATGCAGTATTTGTTGGGTCTACTACTGAATTGCAAAAATTACTTAAACAAGGTTTTCTAAATAATAAAGAGTAAAAGTTAGAAAACCTTGGATCAACTAAAACCTCATAAATCTGTTGAACAGATTGCAAAGAAGCATCGTCTTGAGGTTTCCTTTGTGAAAAATCAACTTAAAATGGGTATTCCTATTGAACATGAGCATACCAAAGATAAGGTTTTAGCAACTGATATTGCTTTGCAACATTTAGATGAAATTCCAGATTATTATACTCGGTTGAAAAAAATGGAAGCATCTGCTAAAAAAGAACATAATAAATTTAAAGATGTGAAGGAAGATGCTGTACTAGATCTACAAAAAGGTCTTACAGAATTAGAAGATGCTTCATATGATTCTGTGGATAGTTTGATGAAGCGTATTATGAAGAAAAGAGGGTTGACTGCAAAACAACTTCATAATCGATTTGTAAGTAGAAATAATAAAACTCCAGACGCTTGGATTAAAGACCAAAAGATGAAGGAAGAAATGGAAACTCAAAAGTTCTGCAAATTGTGCCGTAAAGTTGAAAGTAAGGATGAATGTAAGTATGGTCCTGAAATGTGGGATAAGTATACTAGACCAGAAGTATTGGGACAAAATCAAATCAAATATAATACTAATAGACCTCATCCAGCAAACGAGAATGTAACGATTGAGGATGCAAACGGAAATACTTTTATAGAAATTGTTGATTTGATTAAACCAGAACCTTTGGTCAAAGAAGAAACTGCATCTGGAGATGAATCTCTTCACGATTGGTTTGCAAAATCAAGTGGAACAAATCCTAAAACAGGAAGAAAAGTAAAAGGATGGCCTCAAATAGGAGGTAAGTTTGCAGGTGCTCCTTGTGCTCGTCAGCCAGGACAAAC